CCAGGGTTGCTAAAGCCCCGGTAAAGGAACCCTCCATGGCCAGACGCTGGTTTTTTGTCTGATCACGGATGTCCACCCCGACCGCAGACAGACGCTCAGCTATAACTGCTCCGACACCCAACTGAAACATCGAGTTGAGAGCCGGTTCTACGCAGATGCTGCGATACGTCTTCGCGTTCTTCGGGACGAAGGACAGCTTTGCCGGAACAACTTCGACAGACACTGTCGCCGCCGATTCATCATCGTTAATGGCCTCCCATTTGCCTTCACAGGCATGTAGAGTCCAAGGCAGCAGCTCCCAGAGTACGTCTGTTAACATACCAAGGAGGTCTTCACTACATGTAAACACTTGCCCCAGCTTATACCGAGGCGAAGCATCACGTTTTTTCACTTGCGTGGTTGCACCAGGTCCGAAGCGAACTTTTAGGTCGCCAAGATTAGGACAATCCCCAAGCACACGAGTAATTTTACGCTGAGCGGCGAAGATCGCCGCGTCAACGCGCGGAGCAAATTGAAAATGCCCGCGACCGTGTTTTCGAAAGATGTCGTTCGTCTCACAGCAGAGCTGCTCGGATTCCCAGAACTTGGCCAGAGCCACTTGTTCCTTATCGATACCCAGGTCTAAGTCCTCGCGCTTTTGGTAAAAAGCGAGGATTTGTCTTAGATGAAGGGCGTCGAGGACTTCATGACGAGTATAGTCAAGATCAGTGTGGCACAGAAGAGAAAAGTCATTGCGAGTAACACCAGCAATGATGTCCTCCCTTCCTGCTGCCGGCGAAAGCTGGCCGGCGTGCCATAGTGCGAGTTCCTGTAAGAGGACATTGGATTCCTCCGTAGTCAAAACGGTATCCCAGCGTCTGAGTGACATTTTGTTTACCTCTATAAAAGGAGTGCAAAGGGATTCTGTAGCACCTAGCGTTAAAGCCAGAGAGACCGATTAGGTCGGAGCTACAAGAAGGTCGAACAGTTCCGGCAGTGGCCCCGTAGTTTCGGGGGTCACCTCCGTACTGATATTGCCTGAAAGGTTCACAGCCAGCTGCCTTGCAAGGCGGCGGGATGTGATTGTTGACCGCTGGTGGAAATACCCAGTGATTACGATCTGATCCTCGTAGGCGACCTTCGGCGCGGCAGTGTA